GCTGGAGACGGACCATCTGTTTGGTCGTTATTGTATGGTGGTGTACCTTCTGGTAGCAGTGAACGCACTGTTTCACAGAAGTTCCATTTTAACATATATTGTAATGGGGTATGGTCTGAAAAGTCTTTCAGACGGTCTACTCGAGCCATGTCGGTTTCGAGTTTTTCAATTTCATCTAGGATTTCCCAGACTTGGTAATCGCGCGTTTTCATAATTTTTTCCTTCATATTATAGTTTCATGCCTTTACGTACACTATCATATACTTTTTTGGCATGTGATTGCAATGTCTCTGGTAAGCCAGAAGCAAAACCTTTTACATCTTCATCTTTCGCCAGCTCTCTCATCTTAGAAGCTGACATACCAGAGACACCCTCTGCATCAGGGTCACGTTCTCCAGCACTCGTAATGGTTATACTATTGAAATTATAGTCTTTTCCATTATATTTATTTAGCAGATCTCGGAAGCTATCTACACGGTCTGAGCCTACAACCATGATGACATCATCATATTTCTTTTCTAATTCTTGAAGAACTTGAATGACTGTCTTTGCTTTACTTCGGATTGCTATTTTACCAAAAGCTTTTTGAGCAAATTTAATTTTATCCATATATGTAAGTGGATTTTTCTTTGCATCCTGACTTTGGCTCAAATAGATAAACGGTTGCCCACCTTCTTGGCGAGCAACCGTTCTTACTTTATTGACTAGCTTTTCGTGTCCAACCGTTGGTGGATTCATTCTACCAAAAGTAAAGACTGCTAACATTATTAGTCAGTATGACCAACTGCCGTTTCTACATATGCAGAATCCAACAGATCTGAATCAAAGCCTTTAGTCATGTTGTCTGTGTCTGAGTCATATCTTACAGTTACTCGAAGATCTGAGTCAGTTGCTAATTTACCGAGTGGCAATGCATCTAGTACTTCAAAAGTACCATCGGCGTTTTTATAACCAAAACCGCCTTTAGAAGCATATACTTGAGCGTTATCACTATCCAGATTTTTTAGATCACTGGCCAAGTAATCACTATCCGAAAATGTACCGCCAACACCCGTTTGTGTAACACGTGGTTTTACGTATGGCATTTGGAGTCTCCTTCTTTCTTATTGTCGACTAACTATTTATTATTGAAGTGTTCTAACTTCGAAGTCTGAAGCTGATTCAAGAAGTAGTTTCAGCTGATTCTTCATCAGATAATTCATCCAAGACATCATATTACCTTTAGGACCTTTATCAAATTCTGACATGATAGAATCTTTAAGGCGGTCTGGAGTACGTGTAAGATCGATCATTGTAGTATTGCGTGCTAGGCGGCTTGCTGTACTAGCACCAAGAGCATGTGGATCTTCTTTCAATGCAGCAATCTTTTTCTTGCTGAGTGGTGTTTGGCGTGTACCTTCTGTAATCAATACATCATCATCTGATAAGCAGTTAGGAACACCATCGCCAGTGTCACCACGGCAGCATTTTTCATGTAATTCATCCAATGGATTTTCAGATACTACATACTTTTTCTGTAGATTAGACCACTGCTTGACATTAGGATATCGCTGCAATTGTTTAAAGTCACCATCTGGTGATACAATCATGATCGGCTCAGGGTTGTTCTGCTTTTCTACAATAGTACCAATAGCATCATCAGCTTCACATTCATCAACCCATACACAACGGAATGGTGATAGTTCGCGAATATCATCTCGTACCTGATTCATCATACCAAAGATTGCATTCCAATCATGAATACTATTATCACGATTTTTACGGCGATTGGCTTTGTATTGTGGGAATACTTGCTTACGCCAATTATTTCCAGCATCCATACAAATGACCATTTCACCATAATCATCTCGATATTCTTCATTGTACCGACGAATGATGTTAATCATAATATGCCTGATCATATCAGTGTTTTCCTCAAACTTATCGATTTGAGGCATGATAGATGACATTGCAATGCTGGAAAAATCTAATAGAATCATACTAACTCGCTTGTATATTGATCTGTGTAACCGTTTTTACTATTAGGTATATACTTGCGGACATAGGTTTTTTTAAACAAAAGATCACCTTCCCATACATATTCACTATGTTCTTGTCTGCAATATTTCTTATGTTGGTCCTTATCAAAGGTACCGAATAATTTATCGTGTGTCATATTAACTCCAGTTTATATCCATTATGCTTGATGTTTGTGTTTCGGGTTGTACTTCAGCATTGTTCAATGCTTCAATATGTGTAGGCTGTTCTTCGAGATCTGTAACACGCATTTTAGAATAGTCTACATTGAGTAGCCAATTTCTGCGATCGGCTGGGTCACCATATCGGTTCTTAAGTTGGCTGAATCTGATTACACCTTCATCTCTAAGTCTATCGGTTGTAGTCATAGCAAAGAAGTAATCTGCAGTCATAGGAAGACCGAAGGATTCTGATACGGATGTCATACCAACATCTGTGTCTTCCATACCGGAACGATTAGTTTGTGTAGCAGTAAGAACAGGTGAACCAAATTCCATGGCAAGAGCACGAAGTTCTTCTGCAATACATTTGATTTTCTCATATGAGTTTGCATTTTTAGATGCAGTCATAGATTTACAGATATTGAGATAATCAATACAGATAAGGTCAGGTACAAAGTTACGTTTCATTTCAAGTTCTTTTAGAAGAGCACGGAAATGAGCAGCGCCAGCAGTACCAGTTGGATATTCTTTTACAACAAGTTTGCCTTGTGTTTTGGTACGTAAGTTAGCAAATCGTTTTAAGAATGAGTCTTTACCAATTTGGTCAAGCTCTTCACCAGTAAGATTCAATACATTTTGGTCAATACGCTGAGCAATCTTTTCTTCAGCCATTTCCATAGTAATGTATAGAACATTCTGACCACGTTCAAGAATACTGGATGTGATTGAACACATGAACAAGGATTTACCTACACCAGTACCGGCCATAAGAACACCAAGTGTTTTCTTTGGAATACCGCCACGTAAGATATAATCAAAGTGTTCAAGACCGGTTTCGAGTTTTTCTTCTTTACGATTATAGAATTCCCAACGATCTTCAACATCTTCAACATAGTCGTGACCTACAGACTTGTCAAATGATGTGCCGATGGCTTGGTGAAGAAGATCTGGAAGTGCAGACATAGGAGTCTTATGGTCATCACCACCAATGACATCAACCGCTTTGTATACGGCATTGACAATGGCACGCTCTTGACACCAACCTTCAGTCTTGTCCACCAGCCATTCAGGTTTATCGATAGCTTGTACTTCTTCGGCTTTTTCAAGAAATGATTGAACTTCTTTATAGATGGGTTCAGTCAGATCTGTACGAGACTCGACTTCAATAGACATTGCTGCTTTAGATGGAGATGTATTGTATTTGTTGAAATACTTTGCAATCTCTTGAGCAATTACCTTTTCACCTTGTGTCTCAAAGTATTCTTCCTGTATGAATGGAAGTACTTTACGGCAATAGTCTTCAGACAACATTAAGTTGTACAAAATGCCAAGCCGCATTTGACGAGAGTTTACTGACATATTAGATTATACCTGTGGGGCAGCTTGATTTACAGTTTCATTAACAATATCTAAGATGACATCACCAGCCAATTTGTGAAAGTTTTCATCATGCATGTACATACTTTCAGTACCTTTGATGGTGAGAAACTCAATTTCAAATTTTAGCTTATCATCTTCTTCTGACATTTCAATATCGACTGGACGCCAGACTACACCTTTGTATTTAGATGCACCTGTAATCTCAATCCATTGACCACCATCTGGGTCAACGAATGGGCTAAAGTTCTTCGGGTTCGGCATTGTTACTCTCCTCTACTTCAATATCCTCTACTACAGCTTTGACTGAGCCAATTGCAAATCTTTGTTGAATTGCATCAGCAAATCCAGCTTTAAGTAGTGGTAACCAAAACTCTGCAGTGTTTGTATCTTTTTGGCGTGTCTTACCTGTAAGCACTTCTCCAGTAATTTTATTAATACCTTCGTACCAACCGTTAGATGGTTTTTGAATCCAACCAATGTCTAGACCTACATCAAGTAAGCCTGACCATTTGTTGATACCACCTTCCCATGAGATACTCAATGGTAAGCGAGTCTTTTCACGTACAAAGCGAGATTTTTCTACACCAAGCATGAAATTATAACCAGTAATTTCTGTACCAGTTTTTTCTTGCTGACGACCCATAAAGAAGATCTGATTGGCTGAGTAGTAAATACCTGTACCACCAGACATGATGTCTCTTGGGAATAATCCAATTTCTTTGTATGTGTGATTGACTGCAATCATTGGAATATCTCGTGTTGTGAGATATGGTGTAGAAATCCTGAACAAAGACTTCAGAGCTTTAGCACGAGACATGTCTGCTACAGACTTACCGTCAAGTGCATCTTCTAATTCTTTCTTTGATGCAAGGTTACCAACTGAATCAATTACAATAACAACCTTATCACCGCGTTCGATGTTTTCAAGTTGTTTAGTTAAATCAAATTTAAGTTGTTCTACGTGTTCGATTGGTGTATGAATACAACGATCAGGGTCTACTTCCATAGACTTAAGATACTCTGGTGTGATACCAAACTCTGTATCATACAGCAAACACACTGCTTTTTTATGTTTCTTCAGGTATGCAGATGCCATAAGCAAAGAAAGATTTGACTTAAAATGCTTGGATGGACCTGCAATGACCGTAAGGCCTGATGACAAACCACCATCAATAGAGCCTGATAAGGCAACATTGACAATTGGAATGTCTGTTGGGCAAAGGTCTTTTTTATTGAAGAGTTTAGATTCGGAAAGAACTTCCGTGGCTTTGACCGTACTGGTCTTTTTTAGTTTTTCTAGTAGTGACATTATATACTCCGTTGTCGGTTGTTTTATGACGAGTTACCAACTCCGATATATTTATTACAGCCGCATCTCAGGTTCTATATTTCCTGGTGAGTTATCAAACTCTGGGTATTCCGGATATGTGTGATTGTATGTATCGAACTCTGAACAATGTGGTTCTATCTGTACATCAAAAATCACGTCAGGATCTACACCTGCAATAAATTCATCTACGAGTGTTGTGGGATCGAACTCAGAAAGCATCTGTTTACATTGCACTTGGTTTTCAAACCAAAAACTTTGACCACCAAATTGTACAAGGATGTCATCTGTAATATCACCATATGTCATGGTCATGATCCAGATAATAACGAATGCTTTCATTATCCAGTTATACTCGCGAGTGCTGGATCTTTTTCTTCGCCTTTGTCTTTATAAGCCCATTCATCTGTATGACCGACATTCCAGTAATCTTTATCTTCAACGCTATAGTTCTGCGAACATACCTTGAAGTCA